CTACTTCTTCTTTTTATAAAGCTCTTTTACTTCAACTCCTAATGCATCAGCAATCATAGCCATAGTTTTTATTCCGGGATGACCACCCTCTTCGATGGCTGCTATGCGACTTCTACTTAGTCCTGTAGCTTCAGCCAATTCTTTTTGTGTCCACCCTCTCTCCTTGCGAATCTTAGCTATTATCACGCCAATCACTTATGTCATTCCCTTTTGATGCTACCTATAAGTTTATCGCTTAAGTCATGTCGAATTGAGTAATAATTGAAAATATTAAAAGTAACTTGTTTACGCTAAATATATCATATTTTCGACACTATTTAGTAATCTATGTATATAGTTTATCCACAGGGCTTTAAACCGAAGGAAATCGCCATTACTCGCCGAAAACTAACTTTCGGTGATGAAGTTTGAAACAGCACAAGGGTTGCAGGCTTGAGGAAGTTATGCTGCGAAAAGGTATAACACAATTCGCATTAGCAGATATGACCGGCTATTCCCAGTCGCACATATCTAAAATTATGAATGGTAAAGATCTATACTTATCTACAGCTCAAGAAATAGCTAGCGCATTAGGGTATAGGGTAGATTACATTTGGCCTAATTATTTTCACGGATACCGCTAACTAAGACCCCAGCAATTATGCTGGGGTCATAATCTTCTATAATAAGAATACGTCTAGTAGATAAATCTTTTGCGGGGTTATTGTGCATCTCGGTTAATCAAAATACCAATAACCGTGGCTACAGCACTAACACCATTAGCAATAGCATTAATGCTCTCATCAGTTAAGATCTGTACTCCAAAGGCATCTGTAACGAGTTTTACAGCCCCTAACACGGCGATAGCTAAAGCCGGTTTTCTTAATTTTTCTAACATATGAATCATCCTTTCATTTTTAGGCTAAGTCTAATTTCTTTGCAGCGAATCCGAGCTTGTTAATATCCTTTATCGCTTGGTCGGCTTTAGACTGTAAGACCCTTACCGATAAATAGATATCCTTGTCCTCTACTATGGATGGCGGCTGAACAATCACCGCGTACGGGTCATTCCAATTTACACCCGTAAAGGCACAAATGCCCTTTGTAGCTCCTTGGATGAACTTCCGCTTGTAATCTTCTGTCTTTATTTTTTGTGCGTCTATATCGCTGTCAACAAAGCCGCCTTCAATTAAAATGGCTGGCATAGAGGTATCCCGCAGAACCTGGAAGTTTGCAAACTTTACTCCTCTATTTACTGCGCCGGTTGCATCGATAATAGGCCCCTGTACAGCCTTTGCTAGTTTCTCCCCTTGACCTCCTGCCGAAAGGGCGAACGTTTCAATACCAATCCCGCCGCCAGAATTAAAGTGGATCGAGATAAAGTAGTCTGCCCCCCATGTGTTAGCCATTCGGCAACGTTCTGCTAGTGATACAGCATAATCCGAAGTACGAGAGTACATTACTTCAAAGCCAAGCACCATTAAAACTCTACCCAGTTCATAACCATACGATAAAGTAAACTCAGATTCTTTAATTTTCGATACTGCCCCGGGGTCACTTCCTCCGTGCCCCTGGTCTATAAAAATCTTCATATGATCCTCCTATAAAACTTTATTTGCTAAAAATCCTATCACTGCCCCACCGGCTGTCATGGTCATCGTAGCCCATAGAGGGAGTCTGTTTCTGAGTGACTCAATTACACTCTCCATCTTCTCTGTCCTCCCTTCTTGGCTTTCTATCCGTTGCTCAAGCAGCTGGACTACCGCACAAGGATTTCCGATTGAGCATTGAACTTGTTGAGTCATAGAACACCTTCTTTCTGGCTGTATCGCCTCTTTCCGTTTGAAACCCATAAAAAATAACTGCCACGAAGGCAGCTAAAAGATGTATAATAATGTTAAAAAATTAGGAGGGGGAGAAATTGAAGAATTGGAAGGTTCCAGGGGTAATCCTAGTTTTACTTATGTTGGCAATAGCTTTTCGATGGAATATTGATAAAAACACCAATGGAAGCACAGTAGTAAAATACAGCACGGATCGTTGGAATGGCGCAGTTTATTATGAAAGACTTTCATCGTCGGATCACAGCAAGCGCATGATACAAAGCCAAAGTATTGCAATGGATTGGTATTCTAGTAAAAGCCTGACTGTGATATGGGGTGTATTAACCTGTGGTAGTGTAATTTGGTTACTTTTTACAATACGGGACAAAAGGATGTTTGAGAATGAAGCAGAAAATAGAGGAATTGAATAAAATGTATTGGTATCATTGGGTTGCCATTTACGTATTGATTGGTTCGGCTGTAGCATTTTGGATTATCCCCGGAGAATCGCTGTGGCTAAAGATTGTGATAGCGGTCGTTGGAATGAGTTCGTACCTGGTAATCGCTAAATTACCTAGAGAAGATGTGAAGGATCTCTGAGACGAGATCCTTTTCTATTTAGCCATAACCCTTTTGGCTAACTCGTTTCGCTTGTCTGTTAAAGAGTTTATCCGTTCCCTCTTTGATAGTGGATTCATAAGCGTATCGTTTTCTATCTTACGTATCTCTTTAGTAATTTTGCTTATCTCATCTGATACGGTGTTAAGTTTTTTCAGTCTTTTTTCCTGCGGGAATGCGGCTTTTGAACTTTCTATCTTTGCTGACCCTCTCGCTCTTAGAAGTTGATCCTTCTCATTATAGAGTTTATCCATTGACTTACCGCTGCTATATTCAGGGGCTAAAAAGGCTCTTAAAAGTGGCAAGTCGCTGATATTACGAGCAGGTCTTTGTTTCTTTTCGACTAGACCCGACGTTTCAGCTATGAAGTCTATTGCACTTGTAGCGTATGACCCCAATCCAGCGGTTAAGCCACGAATGGTGTTATCCATAATTCTAGGTGATCCAAAGTTCTTTAAAGCTCCTTGTCCCCCCGTTAATTCATTGACACCCTTCGCAAATAGTTTAGCAGTTCCAGTAGTTCTAATATCATACTGATCAGGAAAATTCAAATCTGATTCTCGTTGCGGAATAATCGGCCCCTGTTTGAAAAAACTGTAATTTGCCATACCCTCAAGGAACGGTGTCAATGCCGTAATCATTGTTGGTATAGAAAAAGATGTAAGCGTTTCCTTTCCAAAGCCCTCAAAAGCTTCGGGGTCGTTTGTTTCAAGATACCTCAGTGCCCGTTCAGGAAGATTCGCGAATATAGGGGCCAGATCAAACGGTTTTGGGATTCTCGCTACCTGGCTTGTGCCCGGGATAGGGACAAGCCAGAATGTAGAAGTTAACCAACTAGGGGCATCACTAATAGTTTTCTTTTGCTCGTCATTAGAGAGATACCTCTGCGCCATATAGGCCCCGATAGTAGGGAGTGTTATAGAAACAAAGGCTCTAGTAGTTACGCCGATCGGATCTTCTTTTATGGCCCTGTATAGTTTAGACTTTCCTTGAATGCTGGCATTTAAGAACGCGATAATCTTATTAGATTCACGGATACTAGATCCGGCTCTCCCAAAATCCATTATGTCTCTAGCCCTGTACGCCGCCTCTGGCCGACTAGCGCCACTTCTTAATGCTGCTCTATACTCACCCAGTTTGGTGGCACTCTCTGAAACATCGGTAATTGCACGTAGGACACTAATCCATGACTTAGGATTTATGACATTAACGAATTTATTTCCCTGCGGCTTTGATAAAATGTCTTTCAGCACTTCTTGATGGACTTTTCTATCCATAGAGATGATATTTCCGTATCCTGCATTATCTTTAAGAAATTGATTATACAACGTTTCCTTACCTTGCTTGGTTCTTATAATATCAAATAAGGCTCTCGGGATATCTGTGATCGGATTAAAGCCAGACTTACTTACCGAAAATGCTGCAGGAATGTCTCTAATTGGATTCCGCAAGCTAAACTCTGGAGTTAGAGTTGCGCCTGATCTTAAAAGCCCTGCGGGCTTCTGTAGTAACTTTATTAGCATGTTGGAAGACTCTCTATCCAGGTTCAGTAGCGCCTTATAAACGTCGGGTTGCACTTCGTATTGAACCTTTTTACCACCTTCCATAGCATAGACTGTATTTAACCGCCCTCTCTCTTCACCCTCAGCTAGTCTACGGATAAAAGCCCCATTAGTGTCTTTGTCTGCCAGTTTACTAAGCTGTGAAGCCACCTTATTGCGATCAACCGCCGATATGCTACGGTAAATATTTTTTACCATACTCTCAATCGGATCAATGACTTTTCTGTCTGATCCAACCAAACGGTTAAGTGGGGCCGTAACATTGGCAAGCGTCTTTGATACTCCTGCTGCAAACTCCACCTTGTCATCATCGAATAGCCTAAAAAGCGGCATATAATTTGGATGCTTTTCCCTCAGTGCTGTGACTAATTCTCTGCTGATTAGTCCGGATTCAGCCAAGGAGTCAAGAGATTCATTACTAATCTTCATTAGTTCTTTGCGTGCCGCTTCCATCTCGGGGGTGCCGTACTTCTGGATAGTTGCGTTTATCTCTGCATCGGTAAAACCCGAGTTTATTCCTTTGGCATTGACATCCCTAGCGTGTACGGCTAGAGCATAATCCCCCAAGTCCTTACTTGTTTTACCCGATTTCTCTACGCCTTTAATAACCGGTGCTAACCTTGACTTAATTAATTCGTCTGCCCTCTCGGGGCTACCCCGAAATAAACGACCTTGTTTGTAAAGACTGTCCTCGGCACTAGCTACCTTTCCAGTGATATTCTTTTCAAGATTTTCCAACGGCGCTAGATCATCGACAAATTGAGTCCTGACCCTACTCAATGTTTCAGAGAATGGTTTACTTTTCGCGGGACTGCGATCTACTTTTGTCCTGAATGTATCAGCGTTACCCGGAGCCATTGTTTCCCCTACTCTCGGTAAAGATAGAGACGGGTTACTAGTACTCGGTCTTTCTATAGTAGCATTCATTACCCTTGGACGTTCTATCACATTTGCTACATCAACTCTACCATTAACAATAGGAATATCGATATCCGTAGTCTCGCTAGATACCGTAGGCGTTTTAGGCTGGCTCCTTGGCAATCTACGCAGAGTATCCTCAGTGATCGATTGAATAGGCAGTGGCCCAGCAGACGGGATACCTTCCTTATTTGTCCACGTTAAAGGCTGTGGATTTGGAGGATTAATTTTCGGTAAAGGCCCTTCAAGATTGTTCTGCACTGGCTTTGGTACATCCCTTGGCTTTAATGGCGGGATAACACCGGCAGCCTTACCCATTTTTAATTCTTGAGGATTAAGGGAAGTTCTTTTAGCCTGCGCTCTCTCCCAGTTGCCTATAAGCTTTGGTAAGTCTACACCAGTATTAGCTTTCACGTCAGCATAGGCCGCTTCTACCGTTGTCCCTGGGGGATAAGGGGCTAATACATCTGTATGCCTGACATAGTTTTGCGCCTCTGCAATGCCATCCTGGAGCTCTTGAAATGCCCTTTGCTCACTAGTAGTAGAGTTATATTTTTTCAGGTCTCTAGGCTCACCAAAAGCTGCTTGAGCATTTAACTGCTTTTGTTGTGCCATCTCAGACGGATTTAACCCCTGCTTTGGTAAAGTCGATCCAGTTCGCCTCATATTATTAGAGGTATCCGCAAAGGTTTTGTTTAGTTGGTTAGCTCGTGCATCACGAAGAGACGGTACTTTATAAGCGTTTTGGACTTCTTCTAAGGGATTAACTTTTGGAAGATCAATCGATTTAGTAAGTTTATTAATCCTAGCTAGATCAATACCTTCCCTAACACCTTTCCCTACCAATTGCCCAGCACCGTGTAAAGCGGTGCCGCCAAGTGCCATCAGTGGAACTTGCTTTTCTCTCTCTATTAATCCTTGTAAACCATCACCCTCTAACGCTGTTTCAGTAGGAGCGACAACCCCACCATAGGTAGCACCCGCCCTTACTCCAGTTCCAAGTGCAGGAATTAAAGCTTTGGGCAATGCTCCTATGGCCTTAGATACCGGTGCTGTCTTCGCCAATGCTCCTAAAGGTTTAGCTAGCAAAGCATCCCCGGCTATCCATAATGGAAGGTCTGTCACTAGATTACTGCCCATCGAGACGGCTTTTTGCCCAAGGGTCTCAGGCTGTGGAAGAGTTGAAAGATCAACTTTTCTCCCTGCTATCTTTTCAGCTACAGGGGTAAGTGCTTTACCAATGTTAGAATTAAGCGTCCCCCCGATAAATGCAGATTTTAGACTCGGTTTAGCAGTTTCAATAGTGTTGCTATGCGCCGGACGCATTTGCATAGCCAGAGGCGTTCTAGTAGCTTCTAGCGGATCAGGAGAGGGAGGTGCAAAGATTTGGTCAAGTGTACGCGGTTTATTCTGTTGATTGCCGAATATTTCATCTAGACTTCTTGCCATACTGCACCTCCTTACTCTTCTGCTGTGTTGTACCATCCACTACCATTTTTATCCCAGGTAAAGTTCTTAGCCGCCCAATTATATAAATCCTGGACTGGAACACCGTTAGCTTGTAAATCCCCGGCATTTGCGTTAATAAATTTCAAGATATCAGAACGCGTTGCCCCGTTGCTAGCCATAGATTGAAGACCTTGCATGGAAGTCGCTAGGGATTGTTGCGCTCCTAATTCATTTTGGTATTTAACTGCGCTCAAATTAGCGGAAGAGCTACCGCTGCTTGCTCTAGCCGCGCTCTGTTGTGATAAAGCTAGCTGTTGTTTAGCAAGCCATTGTTCAAACTCTGTCTGGGATTGTCCTGCATCAAATTGCTTGCCCCACTGTGTATCAGCTACAGTATCCCTTGACTTTCCATAGTCAAATTGCTCTCGCCATTGATCAAGACCCGAGTTATATTGCTGATTAGCCAAAGTTGGGGCATCATTGTACATACCTGTTAACCCGGCCTCTTGAAGCCCGAACGCTTTATCCCTGTTCTTTTGATCTAAATAAGCCTGGAGGTATTGCGCTTCTAAGCCCGCATTGGCTGAGGTAAGATTTGATTCATAGTTATTTTCGACATCTGATACTCGGCGTGCATTGTCGGATAGTGCGCTTGCTTCTGCTTGATCTAAAGCACTGTAAGCATTTTGATAGCCCAGATTATTCATTAAAGCCCCTTGCCCTGCTATACCGGATTTAGCTCCACCGCCGCCGCGCTGCGCCATGTACTCATCAAATGACCTTGCTGCTTGCCTAGCGTTTACACCTGCTTGCGTTTTCTTCTGCTGATACACGGGTTCGATGGTCGCTTTTTCGGCCTTGAGATTGGATAGCGCGTTTTGTCTTTGTTGATCTAGCTGCGCCATAGTCTGTTGTTTCTGATAGTTTTTAAGATTACTAAGGCCACTTGACATACTAGACTCATAACCACTATTTGAGGAGCCGGATGTGTCTCTTAGACCTTCCGTTCCTTTTAGCCCTCCGCCAATTACCTTACCGTTTTCGTCGTAGTCATTAAAGGATCCATCAGGGTTATATTTTCTCGCCATAATTCACCATCCTTTCTAGGCTGGTAATAATCCAGTAAGTTCATTGTATTGATCTTGTGTAATTCGGTTATTCAGAAGAAACACATCTAGCTTGATTAACATATCTTCTTTTGTTCCGTAAGTTCCATTTTGTATTACTGTTTTGCAGTATGTGTATGTTAATATTGATGGCATTTTACAATCCCCCTAATCCTAATCCTAATTCAAACATTGACATCCTATAATCTAAATCTAATAAATAATCATTTATATTTGGTTGGGGTGCTTGAACTATAGAATTAGCCAACATATATTCATTTGTTGGATTAATAAGTGAAATTATTTTCATACCATTTTCTAATTCTTTAACTTCAGCAAGTCCATCCTCAGTAACTTCTTGATAAATATTTATAACTTCTGACAAATTTATCCCTCCATTTTACAAAGCTGTTTTGCTTCCAAATAATTTAAAAGTAGAATCAGCATCAAAACTAGACATAGAGAGTTTAATTGAAGTAATAAGAGTTGTATCTTCGAATTCTCCACTAGTCATTCCTAAATGACCTTGACCACCATGAGTAGCATATATTTGATGATATTTACCAGTATTTGAAATTACAACATCTAACAATCTTCTATTTCCTGTATCACTTCTTACATTTATCTGAATTCCATTTGCAGTAGTTGAAGAACTATAAACACCATTGACTAAATTATGTGAAATATATTCTGTATCTGTGGTAACTCCATTAAATGACATAATTATATCTCTTATTGATGAATCAAATCCGTCCAATTCACCAACTATTCTAAACGCTGTATAACCAGCAGGAATACTAGACCATGTGAAATTAGCTGTATCTACAGTAAAGGTTTGTGTTGCGAGTAATTCCCACACTAAACCTTCTGTTGAAATTGCAGACATAGCATTTACTGCTAATCTATTGGCTGGAACATGTGTAGATGAATCCAAATCACATACTCCACTGGTTGCTCCTTTTTGGGTTAAAGGTATTTTTTTATCTAACTCAACTTTTAAACCTGCCGGATGTACTGCCCTTGTTGTATCTGTTCCAGTTGTTGTTTCGGCTGCTGTTGCTAACTCTACATGCCCTTTTACTGTTTCGGAAGAAAATAATGCTGCATGAGTATTATAAGTTGTAGTAAGGGTAGCAACCCTTTCTTTAATTTGTCCTGTAGTACTTGATAACTTTGCATCAGTAACAGAACCATCTGCTACTCCACCTGATACAATAGTATCAATTTGAGTCTTTAACCACTCTAAAATACCCTGTACCGTGCTAGGACTTGAGCTTATAGGTGTGGCTCCTATTTTATCAGCTCCACTAGAACCATCTGTTACTGCTCCTAATTCTGTTTCTGTGAAGTACCTTGAGTCGTGGTCTGAACTTGTTTTATGGTTATCAATGTAAGTTTTGAGAGCAGATAATAAAACCTGGACATCGTTTCCGGTTAGACCTGATATACTTTGGACACCTATAAATTTTGCTCCACTAGTTGCTGTTACAGCTTGCAATCTGGTAATAAGTGCTTCAATAACACTTTGTACTGTCGCCTGTACACCGATAGCACTAATAGGGGTTGTGCCTATCTTATCGGCTCCGCTCGCTCCATCTGATACGCTCTCTAGCTCAGGAATATGAACATCGTTCAAATACGTCTTAATGTCTTCCCCGGCTTTATCAAAGAGGACTTTTACTTGCGTTGCAGATTCAGTCGGCTTATCTGTTAGCTTCTGAACATTTGCTACGTCTTCCGTTAATTTCGTTAGAGCCATTTATTTCACCTCGCTTGTCGTGTCTGCTTCGGCTTTTATAGATAAGATAACTGCCGATTCATCGACTTTGTCATTCTTAAGGATAAATTTGATATAAGCATATTTCTTAGCCCTGATCTTTTTACGAAAAGGTTGAGGCGCTCTATTGGTCATAAAAGAAAAATTCTCGAAGTCAAGCACCCCGAAATCCAACAAGGCGAACGACACATTGATAGATTTAATGTCGCTTAAAAATTTCTTGTCTGTAGTGTACATAACATCAAGGGAAGTCTTGGTGTCGGGTTGAATTGTTACCCATATTTTTCTTGTATTTTTTAATAAATGGCTAACCCCAAAGTCTGTAAAGGCCAGTTCGAGTTTAGCTGTAATTGCTACGCCGTTGTCATTCAACCCTTCGAATCGCTCAATAGTTCCCTGCGATCCATAATAAATCTGCCCGTTGATATCAAGGAAACAAGTTCCAGAAACATTGTCATAAATATATATAGTGTTGTTTCCGTAGTTCCAAATATAGACCTTATCACCAACATTACACCAATACTCTTTTTCTCGCTGGTTATCAAACGTTATTGCTTGAGTCAAATCTATTGATGATAATGATTGTCTTAACCTTTCGCTTATGATATTTGCGTTTCGTTCATCTTCAATATTTGTGGAAGTCCATTCCCACCATGATCCTTTAGCAATAGAAACAGGATTATTTTTGATAATTTGAACTGCATTAAAGGCCTCATTGCCTACTTTTTCATTTAAGTCATGGATAGGATAGTCCCAAGCACTCGCTGTTTCATTCCATTCAGGATAGCTATAGAATGACCTATCTTCTTTAAGGATAATTTGCCTATCATATTGAGTTTTTATATCGGTAATGGCTGTTTCATCAGTTCCGGCATTTCTAAAGTTAATTGCGGGAAAATAATTGGCCTTAAGTGTTCCTGACCACATTCTGCGGTTTTTCTCGTCTGGATTTCCCCATAAAAAAACAGCCGTGTCATTACCAGGGCCAAACATCATAGCGTATTTATTTTTTACAACTAAATCCTTATTGGTATTTGCACTTGTAAGCTTTACGGCGCGAACATCATCAACGTATAAAGTAAAATCGCCCAAATCTCTGACTTGCTTTATCCCAATACTAATAATATCAGTATCATTCAATGGATTACTTAAAGGTATGGTTATAAATTGACTAGCTTTTGCTAATGCGGGTATATTCAAAATTTCCTTCGGCGAGACACATCCAACATTATCATCTAAAAGTAATTGTAATTCTCCAGCTTTTATGGCAATTGTTGGACGCAACCATAGCCTAATATGAGTGTATTCCCTTAAATCTGTTGAAGATAATGAACTTGTTACGAGTATTTCATTCGCATGAGCTAGTGAACTAATTCGTATTTTCTCGGAATATGTTCCCAGTGCCTTGTAATCGGTGCTAACCGTTGATACTACATTAGGATTGACATATTCATTCCATACAGTTTCACAGTCATTTATAACTAAGTCCGCTTCTTTTTTGCTCCACTCGATAATCACTAATGCTTCATCTGATGGATCAACGTCAAAATTAACTTGACCTGATGTTCTCACAACATTAAAGGTATCATTTTCAATTTTCCTAGCACCATTTACCCAAGCATAAACTTCATCAGCATCAATATTAGTTTCTGCTAATTGATATGTTCCAGTTACTCCATCACCTACAAACTCTTGTTTTTTACGTCCTGTAAGCAAATTAATAGGTTCAAAAGGTGTACCCCCTCCAGCTGGAGGCGATCCTATGGCTATAGTGGGGATATAGGGGTCTACGTCTTGGAATGTTTTTCCATCATACTCTTTGTATTCGAATCCATTGAGAAAATAGAGTTTCCCCTCGAAGTAATATACGGTTGTCTTAGCATCGGTCATTGTTCCTATTTCTGTATTAGTTGCTAAATCAAAATTATATTCATATACTTTCCCATCATTACATGAAATAAGGACATTTTTATTATCGATACTTCCAGACCACATTCCCTGAACATCTAAAGAGTTTTCATAATTTATAAAGGTTTTGTGCCCTGGTCTTTTTTGAGGCTTGTAATTTTGAGTTATGCGCCAGTTAACTTGCTTCGTGGACTCGCCCAGGGTGCTTTCGGTCTCGCCTACAGCTTCATTAATACCTAAGAATTTATCTATCTCTATGGGGTCAGGAGGTTTACTCGGTTTATACAATATTTACACCTCCTTAAGAGTCTTCTTCTGTCGGTGCGTATACGTCTGTAATGGCTACTTCAGTAGCCTTGTTTATACTTTTGCGTTTTAGCTGTTCATACTTATCTTCAAAAAAATTGACTAGCTCCTTATTCTCGAAGGGAGCTAGTCGTGCAGCGATGTAATAGGTAATCGCTTGATCTGCTTTGTAATTAACTTCGGTTGTATCGTCAATGGATGTAAAAGTGTCTGGTTCATCCTTGGTAGAGTCAAGTCTTGATTGTTCATAGAGTTCTTTGTGCGCCATATCCCCGAGTAGAACGGCTTTACTTTGCATGTCGATGACTTCATCTTCAGGTATAAGCACACCATCATCCGTAAGTTCGTCTAACAATGCACGTGCTTTAAGAAATAGATTTTTTACGGTTTCTGCCATAATTTCACCTCTCAATATAGGACTTTTTAGCTAAACAACGTATTATGCATCTTTAGTAAAGGTTTAATGAATTGTAATTTAATAAGAAACATATAGAGTGTCGAAGTTTAATGCTTGCTTAAACTCTGTTTCTGAATCTCCATATACATAACTACGTGTAAAGGCAAACGGGAGCCTAGAATAGGCTGTACCACTACCTTCTGTAGCCATTAAATCACTCTGCCACTTTTGGCCATTTACCGTAAAGCCTGCCCAATATCCTGCTTCATCGACATACTTAGCAACTTTCCCCGCAAACTCTCCATTAGGGTAAACAATCACATTACAGGGCAATCCTAGATTAGTCTCAATTGCGGTTTTAGAGTCTGCTATTTCTGCTTGTAGTTGTGCATCTCCTTGACTATCCCACGGTATTGTATGAGTTTTTGAGTGACTACATATTTCCCAACCATTAGCCGCCATTTCACTAAGTTGACCCCAGCTAGCAAAAGGCGCATACACATTAGTCCCCTCGTTATGAGTCTCCTGTCCAACGGCATCGCTAATGATCGCAAATACTCCTTTTAATCCATGCTTCTCCATAATTGGGTACCATGTTGTATATACACTCTCAGAACCATCATCAAATGTTAAGCATACGCAATTATCAGGTATAGGGATGTTTTCTCGCCACATCCTCGCTATATCTGTAATAGTTACAGTCCTATACCCATGCCTAGCAAGAAATTCCATCTGCATAGTGAAAGTATAAGGTTTTCCATTAAAATCGTGAGGCGCATGATATGCTAAAATTGGTACTATTTCTTTCCTTAAAAAAGGTACTAACTGCAAGTCATAAACGTCATGTACCGAATCAGTGTTATCCGATCCTGCCGATATTAAAAATCTTACATACCGAACATTTGCAGGTGTTGTAATTATTGTAGATAAATAGCGTTCGTTTTCATGTTTAGACATGTAACGAACACCTGCAGATTGAAAATTACCGATCAATACTTTATCTTTGTCATACCATTTGACTCCGTAATAAATACGAAAATCATTAATTGGTTGACTGCCCAAATTCTTCTGTTTTATCCTGCATCTTACAATATATGACTTATTAGACTCAACTGAACGATATTCTGTATCCCAAATTTCTCTATAAGCTCCATTACCCGTAATCGTCAAAACACCACCACCAGGAACACCAGCATTCGCAGTAAATACAACACCCGCAGGAAGTCCCCCTAAAGCTGACATATCCAATCTATGCAATGGTTGCTGTGTCAATCTATGGAGAACACCAAGATTTTGACGTTGTTGAAACTTAATCTCTTGCCTTGAAACGGGTCTATTGTCATACTCTCTAGCTGTTGAGCGAATCTCTCCAATACCAGTTGTCGTTTTTACTGTGAACGAAGCGAAATCAACGTCGTTTTGCCATGTTTGTTTTGGCTGTATTGTTACACTGTAAGTGCCAACATTAAGGGTTATTGGCACGCTTCCCTTGTTCCATATGGATAAGTTTTCTTGTGCCGTATCGTAGGTGTAGGTTGTTAAGTTTGAATCCACAGACCCATCAAACTGCCTAACTATTGAGCCGTCACTATCACCTCTAGGCCTAGCTTTAACTAAAGGCATTTAATATACCTCCTTATCCTATCGAAATAACTCCAGTTAACTTCTTCCGCATCTTATCCCTTGCGCTCTTATCGGCATCATATGAGTTTTTCCATGCTTGATAAACGCTTTTTGGTACACCTTTTTCAAAGTCGATACCGACAGGTATTGTGTAGGTAACTCCGTTAACACAAACAGGCATACTTGATCCCTCTGGATAAAGCTGAGTTGGAGGAATCATGATGTTGACGTGCTCTTCGGCAGCAAGTTGCTTTTTAAAGGAATCATACTCTTTTTTCAGTTGACGTTCGGTTATCTCAACAGGTTCAGTTGTTTTTTTATCTAAGTTTGCCATTTTAAAATCATCCTCTCAAATTAAATAAAAGGGGAGGTTATTCCCTCCCCCTATGTTGTTTATGCAGATGCTAGAGACTCGAAGCGAAGTCCGCTCAGTTCGTCAATACGAAGTGTGGCGAACATAGCTTTCCATCCGATACTAGACTTCTGGTCTAGGGGATCAGCGGTTCCGGCACTACCGGCAGCCTTAACAATAATTTTTGGCTTTGACGAACCCTTAATATCAGGAACCATGTAAGCATCACGGCCTAAGCAATAAGAGGCATGAACGTCAGCAGAGCTAGCCCCTGCTCCTGTGAATACTTTACCATTATCAATCTCAACAAAGTAGATTCCAGCCAACTTTGCAATAACACCTTCGCGAAGGATTTTAGAATTATCGTATTGGTTGAATGATTTGTACTCAGTCAGATTCTTGATGTCATAGGCTACATAAGGATCTACCATGCAGACGTAGCCCATAGCACCATCCGGCATTTGGATCTTCTTGACCTTGTTTACTTTCATGGTTCGAGCCATTTTTAAGATGTCAGCATAAGAGATATTGGCAGCTACCAAGTTTCTGGCCGCTACACCGTTGGCGTATTGAACGTTAGTTCCGGCCACAACAACATCCCGAACGATCTCATCAATGGACTGTCCGGCATTTTCTCCCATCAATTTTGAGACCTCACTGACAGTGTCATCAAGGCCGACCATGTTCAGTTTTTCAGTGGTAATTGCATAGTTTCCGTACTCGGATACAGTTGCCGAACGCTTAACGACTACAAGGTCAGTCCCATCGGGGATAACACCCTCGGTAATAGCTGTGGTAGAAGTAGAAAGGTTCTCAAATCGGCGGATAGACACCGTGTCACCACTATTCTTAGGGAGTTGTTTTTTGGCTCCGTATTTGTACCATTGCAACTCAGGGATAAGGCGGTCGTACATCTCGCGGTCGTATATCTCTGCGTTTTCATTAGGAATTGAAGTGAAGCCAGTTCCGTTGTTCCCCAGTGTTTGTACATCGGTTGCGAATAATTGAAGGTCAAAATAAGTCATTTAAAATCATCCTCTCGTCCTGTTTTTTACTTCCTCCCTATATGCTTCAAACTCTTCTGCTGTCATGTCCATCACTGATTTGGTTTGGTGAGATACATTGCCGTTTGAAGCACTACCAGGTGAGGTTATTTGATTCTTACTAATCTTTCTAAGGGTTTCCTGCTCGGTATCTAATCGGATCTTTTCGAGTTGCGCTTTGTGATTCTTGACAATAATGCGGTTTTGGGCATCTAAAAGGGTTATCCCTTTATCGTTTTTGAGTTGCCAAACTTCCGGCGGTATTTGTGATGGATCTTTAATGTTGTCATGCTCGGCAGCCAGCTCTTGGTATTCGCTCCAAATTTGACGTTGTGACTCCATCCTTGCGAATTCTTCTCTGGCTTTTTTTACGTCAGGATGTTCATCGACAAGTTTCTTTACAGTGTCAGGATCTTGTCCGGCATCGTGCATCTGTTTTTCATAAAGAGCTTGCTTATACTCTGCTTCGGTTGTGATTGGTTTACCGTTCCACTCATATCCTTGTTCAGCTATAAATGCATCTCTTGCAGCTTGAGCAGCCTTAGAAGTCTCTTCCTTTAGTCTGTGGGCAAATGCCTGAGTCTGAGTGACATCGTTAGTTTCCTTGGCTTGGCCTTCGCTTTCAGTTTCTTCCGTTGTTTCCTCAGTCTCGGTTGATTCTGTTTGCTCTGTAACTTCCTCGGTTTCCGTCGTTTCGGTTGATTCAAACTCTTCACTAAATAACTGTAGGTCTAGGATGGCGAGTCCCTCGGATAATTCCGATTTAGCAGCCAAATTCTTAAACATGAAATCTCTCCTTTAATTGACGGAAGGCGATTCACCGTCTTATTTGCAGCCTAATTTAAACAAAAATAAAAAGCCTCATTGGCTTGGGGTAGAAATTTGTTGTGGCATTCCTTGTGGAGGTGGAGGTGGAGGTGGAGGTGGAGGTGGAGGTGGAGGTTGTGGCTCTGATTGCATGATCATCTGCTTGACTTGATTCTCCCAGGCTTCAGGATCTTTCTGCCTTATCGTATCGAGTTGCATTTGTACTTCAGGCGGTAGACTCTCGACATACCTTGCCATTAACTCATAAAGTATTTGCTTGTCTTCGTCCATTTCTTTGCGACTGTCAATAAGTTGTTGCTTCTTTGCTACAATCCCTTGAGGCAATCGCTCTAGGTACTCTATAAAGGTCACTCTATCCTTATCTAGCCACGAATTAAGCGTGTTAAGGTTGAACACCTCAGACCATTGACTTGATGCCCCAATATCCAAGGTTAGGTTCATATTGATGTCTTTGTACTTTTCACCATTGAACATCCTTACTTCATCTTCGCCGGCTTGGTTTTTGACATTAATTGCTCTTGTCACATTGAAGTTAACCTTCCAGAATTCAGCCCATATCAATCCGACATCTCTCATGCATTGAATAAACCTACGCTTAACGCTTTCTAGTGGAATAGCGGACTGCTTCTGGGCCCACATCAATGCGCTAGTGTTCTCTGCTTTGGCCTCGCCTAATGCGTTCTCATTAGCTCCTGCTAAGTCTTTAGTGTAGTTGATAATCAAGTCAATCAGCTTATAAATGTCAAAGCTTGCTTGTCCTGTCTCAGCATACTTAAAAATGTTATCTATGGGGCCATCGACTCCGATTGCTTTCCCTACGGCATTTGTCCATCCTTGTATTCTTGTTCTGTCGTAGATGGCTTTAGGTACACCTGTTCGCTGTGCTGAGAGAATAGCCATAGCAAAGAGAGTATTGACTGCAATTTGATTAGGAATTTGCCCTTCCATCTCTCCCATACCCTGGCTAAAGCGTTTGCGGATATCCCAGTTCATCATTGCGATAGGATAAAGTTTTTTCTCGGTGTCTGTATCTTTGACAATCTGCACATTCTTTGTGCTTTTTTTCATCCATATAGTGCCATCTTTTTTGTAATAGTGCAGTAGCACGGTTGTTTTGCTCTGATCATCTAATTCGTATTGCGCCTTATCAAAAGCTTGATCGTGCGTATCGGAATCGGCTGTAATTAAGTCAATTTGATTCTGTGGAACTTCATTCTTCTTTGCATCTTCTTTAGCCTTAGAGACTAACTCTCGATAAGAGATAATGACGTAAGGCTGCACCGCCTGACCGTTCGCATTAATTCTCCTATCGTTTGGATTGCCCAAGAATAAGTTAATTCCGTCAATGACCTCACCGCATATCCTGCCTCTTGCTATGACATCATTTCCGCTTTCATAGTCAGCATCTAGATAGTAATGAAGAATCCCAGGGCCACTAAGTGCAGCATTTAAGAGCATTTCCTCATTAAGCGCTTTCTGTTCAACCTCATCCCATGTAGTCTCCGAATACTGCGTGAATATCTCTTCCGCTTCATCGTAGAGGTCTGACTTCTTGCTCTCCATACCTTGTGCATAGCCATCGACACTAAAGTTCATTTTGATATCCTCAGCCATGATTGAGCTAACCTTGAAGTCAACTATTCGCTTTGACATGGGAAAGATGGGCTTCGGAAGATCAACGCTCTCCATGCCATACCAATGATCATTTGAGTAGAATCTCTCGGCCTTGGCTACTTTAGGGAAGTATTTGACTTTGCGGAAGAAGTTTAATCCATTTTCGTACTTCTGCCAACTATCTGTTTTAGCCTGTTCCATCGTCATCACCTCCCGAGTAGTTGAACATCTTACTTATGTCATCGTTCAACTTCTTCTCCGCCTTGTCTATCTCATGACTTTGTTTAATCTCTTTGACTTCCTTAACGACAGTCTTGACTGCTTCAATGGGAGTCTGAGCCTTTGGCGGTTCAATGCCTTTATTAGCCTGCATTCCTACTCTGATTCCTTCTCTAAAGGCTAGTACTGGAACAATAAAAAAACACAATCCTAAGATTGCGTAGAATATATCTATCACGTTATCACCTCCACATACACAGGGAAGTTTCTCTCTATCATCTTTAGACCATCTAAGCATAGTTGTAAGGCTTCTTTATCGTCCGTGTGCACAAACATATATCCCTTAGCCTTTGTAGCCTCCCCGCGTAGCTCTAATGTCTGCATAAGCGTAGACACAGCAGAGCAAACTATATCTTTCCCGGGCAGATCATAATTCGCATGTCCCTCTGCTTTTAGACTGTTATCTCCTACGGTTATCGTTATCACTTTACCATCCTCCAAGATATCCTTCGGGCGCTTCGTCTGTGCTTACATAGCTTTGTGGCTTGGGATTATCGTCACGTAATGCCCAATGCTGTGTTTTCTTTTTAGTCTCAACTATAGGAGCGCATTGTCTCATAATACAAAATCCCCTGAGTGCATCGGGGGCATGCGTTAACTCATGCGGATCAGTTGCTACGTCATTAGGATCTGCTTCATCCTTTTGGACTTGTGGCAATGTTCTAATGAGATTCACACAGTTCGAGAATATTTTCATCCGGCTAGTTTTAATTATCTCGCCGGTCTCGATATCTCTCTTCTCAATGATCTTTATCCATTCTTTGAGTGCCATCCACCCTGCTACTCTTGAATTATCCGACTTAGTTAATGACTCTCCATTTTCCCTAAACAAATCAAAGATGCTCTTTCCTGTGTCTTTTTGCCTGTTCTCTAAGTCAGGTGGAGCATACTTAATCTTTATACTGTCAGTTCCATTAACCTTTTTTATCCTCTTAGCTGCTTCAGATACAATTAGATCTGATTCGTAAAGCTCTTTGTAAACATAAGCGTTATTCTCAGGATCTAAAGTAATCCAGTAATTAGCAAGCTTATCAAGGCCATAGTCTTTAGTCGTGAACCTTCTCCAGTCAGGCGGGATGACAAAAGGCTCTACAACATGAATATCTGTCCTAAATTCATCAAAATATGTCCCGCCTGGGATACCATAATCACCAAGTCCAACCACTTTGAAGCGGTCTGGATTAGTGACTTCAAGATCTTCTATAAGCTTCCTATCTGCATCATCCAGCCATTCGTTGCATTTGTATGTTGTAGTGAGCGTGAATGCTTCCGGATCTGAATTGTCAAAGAATCGTTTCTTTGTCCAGTGCGAGTTTACCCATGGGTTAAATGTAAGCGTGAGCTGCTTCCACAGTCCATCAGGCATTTCCCCACGAATAGACTCATCAAGAGTGCTGAAGTCCTTCTCGTCTTCAATCTCGTAAGCTTCTTCGAGCCATACCCAGCACAACACGCCAGTATCTACCGTTATAGATGTTAGCTTTAAAACATCGTCAAACCCCCTAAAAAGAATCTTTTGACCTGTTGGTATGTAAGTCGCCTCTAAAGGACTGAGGGTAAACTTCCATTTGTCATAAACACCAAGGCGCTTAGCCGCCCATTTGAGCTGAGCATAGGTGCTATCCTTGTGCGTATTGAACGTTTTGCGTACAACCACAGCATTGGCCTTGCCGTGCTTCATGATGTTGAATATAAACCATAGAGCGGTTGTTGCAGACTTCTTTGATCCCCTGCCGCCTTTGAGAACGCGATACCTCTTTTTAGATCTCCAGAATGACCCGTAACCTTTGCCAACGATCTCAGGCAGGTTTATTTCCTCTATTTTTTTCAATCGTCTCACCTGTCTTTTATCGAGAAATGGATTGGGTAGTAAAACGGAGCAATCAGGAGATAATCGGACTTTGCACTTTTACGTAAAAACACGCTTTTAGCCCCATTTTTCAGGAATCTAAAAACGTGTAAATCGCCTCTCAAGGCTAAATTTGACCGAATATGAGGATTTTGTAATTATGCTACTTTACATAGTGTTCATTATCGGACCCAATCAATCTTCCAGCTCATTTTCGCCCTTAAAAATGACCATTGAGCCGTTGATATCTATCTTTTCGGTAAACATACCTATGTGCCGTGCCACGTTCTCCAAGGCCTTGTCTTGGTCTCTCATCTTGATCTCTACGCCTGCCTGAGTTTGCTTAATACCGGCAAAGAGCAGTTTTGCTTTAGCACTCAGGTGGCGTGTATCCTCAATGTGCAGATCCGCGTTGCCTTCGCCGCGACAGTAAGGGCATTTAGGATGTGGACGCAACAACCGGTCAAAGCCATAGCCGCCAGCATTTGATGGAATAGCCGGTTCTTTATTTTGTTCCCTAGCCAAATCATAAGCCATCCGTACAGCCTGCTGGTACTCTTCCTCGTCGCGCCATTGGTATTGGTGGTCGATACCAAAGCAATGGCGGCAGCAGACGCGCCGAAGATGGATAATTTCGTTAGGGTCAGCCGTGGCAATATCCCACCAACGCTGAAGCACCATATCGGCTGTAATCTCTGTGCGCTCTGCACGTTTTTCTTTCGCTTTCTGAATCGCATTTTGAATTTCAGGTTTCTTCAAGTTCTCTTGTCCTATGCTGTAAGAGGTTTTAGGGGAATACCCCGCACGAATGGCTGCTTGTGTAGCATTAAGGTCTATTAAATATTCGGTTATGAATTTTTTCTGCTTTGCCGTTAGCTTTGCCATTCGTACACCTCCTAACTTATCGTTACGCCTCGGTTATCACGCATCATCCTATCAAACGCATTAAACTGTGGGCTTATCTCATACAGCTCATCTAATATCTTGCGAACCTTACACTTACCGATCCAATTCTTACAGTTCCCGCAATTAGGATTAAGCCCTACTTTCATGGGCTCATATCCTACACACGAAAAAGCTGGCTTAGCCAATTACATCACCGCCTTAAGGAAATAAGAAAAGCGCCCCCGTTTGGGAACGCTCAGAAAATATAGACATAAAGAAAGCCCCACACTTTTTAGCGCAGGGCGTACGTATTGAGTCCATTGTACCACCATTTGTCAAGTCGTGTCAAACTATATTTGCTGTCCAAAAAGTTTTAGATATTCCGGAATCTTCTTCTTTGGCTTTTTTGGTACTCTGCCCCTACTACTTCCGCCAGGAACGATTGGGCCATCCATACAGGTGATTGGCTCCTTTGAGACTAGATCTGGCGGGTGCTTTGAATAAAACTGTTTAAGTGCTTCGTCAGGCGACAGAGATAAGAATTTTTCTGCCCATGTTCCCCTAACAGAAGGGATATTCACTCCTAGATCTGTTGTTAGCTCGTTTTCTGTAAGCTCAGAGATCGGTTCTGGCTCAGACTCCGGTTCTTCTGGAACATACACACATTTTTTATATTGACTATCCCAATAAGCACACAGTTTACAGTCAGTCCAGCCATTGGGGCATTGACGTATTTCTTTAGGACATTCCATGCTCATCTCTCCTTTAACCGCAAGCACTCCATCCACAAGCTGGATCGGGGCACTGGACACAACCTCCAGTGTGTACAACGGTTGCTCCACACCAGGGACACGCATTTTTGTCATGGGATGTCATTGCGCTTCAGCCTCCTTCGGTTTCCAATTACTTAAATCGTGACAAGTATTACAAGGGTCACCTTTTATCTCCGCTAATTGTTCAGCAGTCAGGGATGTATATTTGCACTGCCGACATTTAACTTCATTCTGCAATATTTTCTCCCCATTCCACTCCCGCCGTGGGCTTGGATTCCAGTTATTCTCCATTGAAAAGATAAACTTCACAGCCATGGCCGCAACTTGTACGGCTTCAGCTCTCATATTTTTCATATCGGGTTCTCGCTTTTTGACTTCATCCCAAAGCTCGTCTAACTCCTCAAGGATGATAGCGTATCCGTGATGCGGAGAAGAGAATAGCTGATTTACTTTCATAGCTTTTTGGAGTTCTTCACAAACATCCGATACAACATTTATCCTCATTCTTAGGCAACTCCTCTCACTTTCTCGATTCTTGCTTTTACCGCGTTCATCAAGGCATCTTGCCCCGCCGCTTTACGCTCTAATGCATCCGCAGCGTCCTCATCCATCGTCCCCTCTGCTACCAGTCTCATGACCACGATACGCCTCGTCTGACCTTGCCGGTGTACCCTTGCATTCGCTTGCTGGTCTTCTTCTAGGCTCCATATCTGGTCAAACCAGACAACCGTTTGACAACTCGACTCTTGGAGGTTTAGACCATGACCGGCACTCTTCGGATGTAGAAGCAACAAGGGTATTTTGTCACTGTTCCAGTCTGCAATATCTTGATTTCCGTCTTTTCCTTTTCTCAGAATCTGCGCTTTCGGGAACCGTTCTTGAATACGTGATAACGAATGCTTGAAGTTGTAAAACACCATAACAGGTTTTCCGTTTGCTGCTTCGATAATATCCTCCAATGCGTCCAACTTGGCATCATGAATTAACTTTACCCCTCTATCCTCGTCATAGACCGCACCTGAAGCCATTTGCAGTAACTTGTTACTCAGGACTGCTGCTGTCTGTGCAACTACATCCGCATCTCGATACGGCAGCAGCAAATCTTTCTCCAGTTTCTTGTATAATTCTCTCGACTTCTGATCCAGTTTAATCGGTACTACCCGGTCAATTCGCTCAGGTAGCTCCAGCCAATCCTCAGATTTCATGCTAACGGCAATATCGGATATAGCCGCGTAAATCCTTTGCTCTGCTTCCTGCTTCTCTTTCCACTCGTATACAATGTGACCACTTCTAGCACCTGGGACAAAAAACCGATCTCTGTAACTCGTGATTGTTTTACCTAATCGTTCGCCTTGATCTAAAAGATATATTTCCGGCCAAAGATCCATTAAGCTGTTGGGTGCCGGTGTGCCTGTTAACCCTATAACCCGTTTCATCATGGGCCGTACTCGACGTAATGCCCTAAACCGTTTTGACTGTCCGTTCTTGAAGCTGGATAACTCATCGATCACGACGGTATCAAAATTCCAACTAGTACCCAGTTCACCCACAAGCCACTCGACGTTTTCTCTGTTTATCACGTAGATATCGGCATCAGCTTTCAGGGCCTTTCTTCGTGTTTCCGCGCTCCCAAGGACTTTGCTAATTCTCAAATGTTTTAGGTGATCCCATTTCTCTGTCTCACGGGCCCAAGTATCATCCGCTACCCTCAGAGGCGCGATAACAAGCACTCGGTTTGCATCGTAATAATCATTAAGCAGTAGATCAATCGCAGTCAGCGTGGATACTGTTTTGCTAACCGAGGCCCATCTCCAACAGTAACGCGATATAATTCGTGTCCAGAATTCGTTGTGTTGCGTATTCTTGGTACTGGTGCGGGATGAACTTCATTTCGGCATCACCTCGATTATGAATTTATTTATATCCTCAACCGAATCTATTTTGTAAACTTGGTGCCCCATGCTTCTCAGGATCTTTGCCCATCGCTCCTGAAGCGGTTCTAATGGTTTCCCGGGGGCCTTAGTCTCGACATATACTGTTTTCCCACCAGGTAGTATAACGAGTCTATCCGGTACTCCCCGATTTCCAGGGCTAACCCATTTAGGAACCTTCCCGCCTAGACGCTCGACTTCAACCCTCAGCTTTTTTTCGATATAGGATTCACGCATGGTTGTTCTCCTTTTGGTTGGCGGTGCAGTAAATCCTCGCACACGCGTATATGATTAATATCACGTTTAGCATAGGGGGTATACATACATGTGTTTTATTACGTCCTATGCTAATTACATAAATACTTTAATAGAAGAAATTACTGCTTCATCTGTCTCAGTAGGGCTAAACACGTTCGTATATCTGGCTTTTTGCTGAAGCAGTAATCCGTTTTTTACTGCTTCAGCTCTGTTTCGATTGCATCGGGAGGGTGAAGCAGTTGATTCAGTGGTGAAGCAGTAATTATTTCACTTACTGATTCGCTCAAAAGCAGTTTGTTGACCAAAACCAGAGACGCGAACACGGCCATTCAATTCCTTCCATCCTGGTATGCGACGCAAAATATCGCAGATGTCCTTTGCTTCCCATGGCCTCATCGATCCTTTTTTATTGTTAAGGCACTCTACCCATATCTGGGCAGCACACACGCGATCCCGGAAGACCTTTTCCTCTGATTGCTCTCCCCATTCGTCCTCGACTGGTGTTTCAAGCCATTCCTGAATAATGCCCTCCCGGGGATCATTCTCCATATGAAGCGCTTGTTGCTTTGTTGCCTCATCCCTTGCTGCCTTATCGAGCTCCAAGGTTTCCCCCGCCTTAAACCAGCACAAAACCTCAGCCCATATTTGGTCTATTAACTCATTCGTAAGATGCTTCCAATGGTTATACCTAGCCTTCTCTGGATGAACTTCTACAGGCCAAAATCGACGGTTTCCCGTGGTATCTCTAAGAAAGTCTCTGGTATTAGTTGTCCCAAAAAAGATACATTTTCGGGGAAACTCTGAAACCTGACGGTCGTAGGCTACGCGGTATCGGTCTTCTGTTTTCGATAAAAAAGCTTTGACTTCCTCAACCTCTGTCCGTTTCATGGCTGATAGTTCACCAATTTCAAAGATCCATCCTGATTGAAGATGTTCCCCAGCTTCTTTATTCTCAAACGTTCGTAAGGAATCGCTGAACCACTCGCGCCCAATCTTTGCAAGCAAACTACTTTTCCCAGCTCCTTGGGGGCCAATAAGAACTAGCATTTCATCAAATTTACATCCGGGAACATACAGCCTTTTGACAGCCGCCAGTAACATTTTCCTCGTAGCCATCTTCACGTAATGGGTATCCGCCGCCCCTAGATAATCAATAAATATCTGTTGCGCTCGTTCTACTCCGTCCCAAGTACAGCTTTCCAAGTAGCTCTTAATAGGGTGAAAGGTATTCATATGAACTACCTCCGTGAATGCGTTTTGAATAGATCTTCCCGCGCTGATCTCATACACTTTGGCGAACCAATGCTGCAGTCGTTTATCATCAGCACCTAACCACGGCTCGTAAAGTCGATTATCGCGTTCCCGTTGCCTCCAAGGCAGAGGCTTGCGTATGACCTCGGAATTACCAAAAGCATCATACGCAAGAACTCCATACCATTCGCCATGGGATAAAATAAGCTCAATATTTTTTGCTGTCGGTAAAAGTTCATTGGTCTTATGGTGAAATTCTAACTTCTCTTTCCATGACTCATCCTCCGGATCTTCGTCGTTTACGTCTTCGTCGCCATTACTAAACTCTTCCTGAATTTCTGACATCCTAAGTCTCTTAAACTCAGGTTGGCTGCTTGCGAATTTCTCCATGGCGATGTGACTAGGAAGCTTTGTAATGTTCGTTTTTTCACTCACTCGGTCATCCAGTTTGCCGAACTTATGAATTCTTACAAGATCAAAGGCATTGACTTCTCGACCACTGCAGGGGTCACTCTCATGATGGCTAAAAGCAAAAGTATCTTCGTCATAAATGATTAAACCCCCGTGGCTGCTTGACCCGGTATAGGTATACCGTTTTAGACTCTCATCCACTGCTTCATAGGCATCCGGTAGAAATGAGGCTATGGCTTGGCTAATGGTATAGCAGCGGCAAAAGGTTCCTACTACTCCATGTTTAATCGTAGGGTCTTCCATACGCTTGGCTGTTTGCCGCTGTGCTTTATCCTCGGCATGTCTAGGCCATGCTAGCGGGTCTTTCCAATCGTCATATTGATTTAAAACGCCATCGACGCAAAGGGGATCCCCTTCATAGACCTCAAGTATTGGCGTTGCATCCTTGGAGCAACTTGGCAGATACATGAGCCGGTGGACTTCGAATGTGGTCTTGTCAAAATACTCCATACCGATTTGCTCAGCCAGCTTGCGACTTACGGCCCCGTATTCGTCAGGGCTCATAGACCGATCAACAGGAGCGATCAGGCGGTATTTTGGCTTCTCTGGCCTATAGCTGTGTGTGGAATAGATAGCATAAGCACTACCTCCTAAAACCAGCTCACAGGCGAACGGGAACCCGTCATCGTTGATATGATCGGCATCCAGTGTTATAAGACTACGAGTGTCAACGTTCTCTTTTTTCCTCCGTCCGCTTCGAACAAGCCCGCCGACGAATGCTGGGCCATCTTTGATCTTGCCACGCCCGACATTATGCAATTTGTTGTACTGGGCCATCGTCTCATTCGTCCGGCGAACTTTCCGTAAACGTTCTACAAACTCATCCCAGGTTAGGTATTGGGGCTTCCAGTTTGTATCGGTTCGGTGCTTACCGAAGCTGATATCTAGTTCCATTGGTAATCACCTCTCATGTCAGCAGATCGTCGAACGCTTCTTGCACGGCCATCTTCAGGTTGTTAACTGCAATCTTGAAATAACTTTCCTTCAGCTCAACTCCGACGAACCTGCGCCCCATTTTTATAGCCTGGTATCCTTCGCTGCCAATACCTGCGAAAGGACTAAATACAATGTCACCAGGATTAGACCAAAGTTCTACTCCTCTGGCGATCACGTCAAGTTGTAAAGGGCATATGTGACGTTCATCCTTTTCTTCACGAGCTGAACGGTATTGAAGTGTGTTACTTTGCCTAATATCCATCCATACAGGAGATGCGTACCTTCGCCATACTTGATGTGAATATACGGGGCCTCCAACATACGGTTTCTTAGCTTCTGCTGCTTCCTTGTCAGGCTCTGGACGTTCTATCTTTGGGGCATCCGGTTCATTTTCTCCAAAAAACCTCACCATCCCATCGGGATGCACAATTGGCTCTGGGTTATCCCCTGGCTTCCTCATCGTTAAAATATAATCAGGTAGTCCTTGGCGACACATAGATGAGTCTTTTACTAGCTGCTTATGCATCAGGCCGAGTGCCTTCGTCCTAGTTGCCTCTACCAGTGGATCTTTCCAGATCGTAACCCTGGAATGCCATATAAAACCGGCATCTTCGAATGCCTGTCTAAGTTGAGCAGGAAAATCTTTAATACCGATATACCCATCCCGTGACTTCATGGCCGGGATATCCATGCAGTGAAAGCTTACCAAACGTCCTGGTATTGTTATTCTGAGAAGCTCGTGGATTAAGAACTTAAAATGCTCAAAGAATTCTTCATCGTTTCGGCAGTTACCCATATCTCGATCACTGTTCGAGTAGGTATAGAGGGATGCAAAAGGAGGAGAAAAGATGCTGTAATGAATGCTGCTATCGGGAAGTCCTCTTGCAACCTCCACGCAATCCCCGTTATATATCGCGAAATCCTGTTCGATAACTTGGTCAATAGTGTTAACTTGCAATCTTCTCACTCCTTAACCATGGTGGTAGTCTAATTGGGTTTTTTGCTCTGTATTCTGTAACGTCTCGTTCTGTCGAACGTATTGACTCAGACGTAATATCCTTGGTGTACTGAACCATCTCGGCGACCATCTTCCGGAAGTCAGTTTCTTTACGTTTGATATTCTCAGCCGTTGCCCCTTCTCGGCTGGAAGTAATCATGGTCACATTTACTGGTCTTGTTTGTCCGAAACGATAGCAGCGCCTAACAGCCTGAAATACTTGTTCGAAACTATCCGAAAGACCGACAAAAGCCATATCGGCGCAATGCTGCCAATTCATACCGAATCCTGCGATTGAAGGCTTTGTTACCAGAACACGGATCTTTCCTGCTGCGAAGTCAAGCAAAGCTTTTTCCTTATGGGCTGCTTTGTCACTCCCACGTACTTGGACTGCTCCTGGAATCGCGGCAGTCAACATCTCGGATTCGATGTTTAGGTCACACCAGACAAGGAAAGGTTGATCGGATGCATTAACGATCTCAGCGCAGGCCTTTACTCGTTCTTCAGCGGTTTCTCGACGTGCCTTTTGTCGCTGTGAAAGTGTCTTAGCAAGTTCCCCTTCAACTTCAATAACATGATCAGTAATCGTGAGCGGTGGCAAAATGTAACCGTCATCTGAGTAACCAAGATCCGAGGGTTTTTCTAATACAACGCCCCAGCTCGCAACCCACTTCCAGAACGTATCTTCCGCATGTCCTTTTAAGCGCCACTTCTGCGTCTCTCCACCATCGTGGACGAAGTACATGGATAGCATTTCTGTGCGACTCATGACACCTAAAAATTCAGCGTGATTGCCGATTTCCATGTAATCGTTCGGCGCAGGCGTTGCCGTGCAAGCAAGCCGGTAGGGTGTAAAGGCAAAGGACTCAATTAGCTCAGTCCGCATTTTGCCAGTGAACGATTTGAGGATGGAGGATTCGTCCAGGATAACACCGTCAAATAGTATTGGCTCGAAGTGATTAAGCATTTCATAATTAGTGATGTTTAGTCCCGGACGAACATCGTCCTGGCTTCGGCACATCGTTATTTCGTATCCGAGCACTGCCCCCTCGCGGATTGTCTGCGCGGCCACTGCAAGAGGAGCCAGTATCAAAACGTCCCCGCCTGTCAATTCGTGAACCTTCATTCCCCATTCGATCTGTATCCGTGTTTTACCAAGCCCCGTTCCAGCGAATACCGCTGCTCTGCCAAGTTTAAGCGCCCAACAGTCAATGTCTTTTTGGAAATCGAACATACTTTCATGGAGTGTTTCACGGTCTACAGAAAATCCGGATGGAGGCATTGTTGAACGTTTGTTGTTTATGAAAAGGTCATATTCTTGCATACAATCAATCCTTCATATAGAAGTCACACTCAAACCCTGCGGCTCTCATCGGTAATCCTGGTGCCCATCTTATTGGCTTACCCATCACAGTCGTTACATGTTCCAAGGAACCGATTCCTATTGGAACATCCAGCACAACCTCATCATGGACGTGCATTGCAATCCTGTAGCCTTCTGCATCTACCCGCACCATACTTTCTGCTAAGCAGTCCCGAGCAATCGCCTGGACAAGATTCTCCACCAGACGGCCCCCGTAGGTTCTGTGGGACATCCATTTCTTTTTAACTTGATCCATACCGTCAAATACTAGGCCTTCTTTATTAAATTTAGGCTCTGGCTTAATCCTCGGATTGACATACGCCAAACTCCGGCCGCTTGGTAGATCTGCGAACAGCACACCCGCCTCATATCGATATTGAACTCCATGCGCCAGTTTGACAGTTGTTTTGTCCCTTACCGCCGTTACAGCGGCATTCTCAGCAGCATACCAGAGCTTGCGAATATTTGGATTTGCATCCCGCCATTGCTTGACCAGTCGTGGATACTCGTCAGGATTGATCTCATGCTTAGAGTCCATAACGGCCAGTGCATTTTCCCCTCCTTGGAATCCACAGGCCAACGTTGCTATCTTCCCACGTGCTCTTAGTTCATAATTTGCATGACCTTTGACAATCGTCTCAAAAGGAACTCCAAACATGTTAGACGCTGTCGCTTCGTAGATTTTGCCGTGTCCTCTGAATACCTCCAGTACCCAGCCTTCATCGGCTAACCACGCTATGACCCTTGCCTCGATTGCGCTAAAGTCTGATACGATGAACCGACATCCCTCAGACGGAATGAACGCCGTACGGATTAATTGACTGAGTACGAATGGCGGGGCACCAAATAACATTTCAACGAGTTCGAAATCGCCTGATTTTAAGATCTCCCGTGCCATAGCTAAGTCGGTGAAAACATTCTTCGGAAGATTTTGAACCTGAATTAATCTACCCGCCCAGCGCCATGTCCGGTTAGCTCCGCAAAATTGAAGTAAACCCCGTGCTCTCTCATCGGCACACATACTTCTGTTCATTGCGTTATATTTGTCTACGCTGGTCTTCGACAGCTCCTGCCTTAGTTCCAGTACTCGCCGTGTCTCATCGTCTGGAGCCGCATCTAGTAACTGAGGCATATAATCCTTTGACAGCCCGTCTGGTGTATCTAAGCCGCGTTCTAACAACCATTCCTTAAGCTGTGTTAGACTGTTAGGGTTTTCTAGTCCAGTAATCTCTTTGGCCTCTTGCATGAGCCTTGCTTCGTATTGTTCATCACAGGCAATTGCCTGTCTAAAAAGTATTGGATCAAGCCTAACCCCTTGGTCGTTTATTCGTTGGTCGAGTGCCCATAATGCCCATTCGTGAGCCGGAACCGGAAAGCGTTCTAATTTTCGTCGTACTTCTCGTTCTACAACTACGTCCTGACGGTTGTAGGATTTATACTCTTCCCACTTCTCGGGATCATGATGGGGGTAATTACGAGTTCGTTGACCGTTAGCTTTACTAGGTTTACACGGTACAGAAAAATATTTGATTAGATTTTTTCCTTTAGCATCTTTCTGCACATCCAGTTTAAGAACTTCTGCTACCCCATCAAGATAGCCCGGTAATCCTAATGCTAGCGCCCATACAGACGTGCAACGCCATTGAGAAGGATCGCATTCTATGCCGTATTGCTTAGATATACAAGTCCGTTCGAAGTTGGCATTATATGCTGTCTTGATCACTGACGGGTCAGTTAAATCACGTAGAACTCTATCCGGTATATCTTCAAATGCTGTTAGGTCGATTACTAGAACAGGATCATCCCCATAGGCAAAACCGAAAAGTAATATCTCAAAATCTGGAGATTCCACGTAACGGTATACTCCACATGTTTTAAGATCGACGCTGCTATAAGTTTCTAAGTCGATTTGTAAGACAGTCATATCTTAAAATCTCCTATCTTGATAAATTAGGGGATCCAATGTTGGTTGAATCCCCTTGTAAGATGTGTTAGTTTAGAAAGTCCTCATCGTCCCCGGCTAAGTCTATATCAAAATCTTCCTCGGCGAATTCGTCATTGACGCTTGCTCTGCCGCCTAAGAAGTCTCCGTCTTGTACCTTGACCACATTGTTAAGTCCAGCCGCAATACCCCGATTTCCTTTTGTATCAAATGGGTAGAAGTTCAAACTAACCTTTGCATAGCATCCGGAGTAGACTTCCGTACTGTCCGTGATCTCTTGGAATTTGGTTTTACCATCTGCCCCTTTACCTACTGGTTTGGCAATACCGGGCTTATTTTTGCTTGAGGCATTTAGGAAGTAATGCCCAGCATACGCTTCATCATCTGGTCGCTCTTCGTCACCATCGCGAAGAGGTGTTTTGCAGTTTGCCGGAATCTTACCATTGGGCCATTTACTTTTGCCAAGCTCTTTGGCAGCGTCCACAGCGGCTTTGATCTTTCGTAGCGTATCTTTGTCACTCTTGGGAATTAGGATAGCTGTGCTGTATTTCTCGTCTCCTCCGTCAATGGCTTGCGGTTGAAAGATATGTGTATATGAAAGTCGTACTTTACCGGTTATCACTTTTGTTGCTTGATTATCAATTGCCATTTTTCATCAAACCTCCACATTTTCAAAATCTTTTTCTAAACTATTAAGTTCTGGTCTCTTATCGGTCTCAGGGACTAGAACTGGTTTACCTGGTGGCTTAGTGATTAAATCACCTAGAATAGTTGGAAGTACTTTTTTTCCTACTTTCTTTTCCAAGTCTCCAATGCCGAAAAGCTCCTGGGGCTTAAGGTACTTATCGGTTTCTAATTTTGCTGTTTCAAAAGCTTTAATAGCCGCGTTTTTATCCGTGATAGAACGATTGCTGCGTCCTTCAACGAGCTTCCACTGGGGAATAGGACTGCCTTTAAGCGCTTGGTCGTAAGCGTATTCCTCGACATCCTTAGCCCAAGACTTAAGTTGATCCGTGATAAATAAGATGGATCCGATTTCTTCGTTGCTCATTAGTGCCGGGTCTTTAAACTCGTGTTCTAGCGCTTTCATATTCTCGTCAGCTCGTGCTCTACAGTTTCCTTTCACTTTGCACCAGCGGCAGTGATCTCCAGCGCAGAATTCACCTTCTCCCGCAAAGGCTAATACCGCTGCGGGCTTAACAACTGACTCGGCCCATTCTAGTAAGTCCTTAAGTGGCATAACCTCTGTACTAACGTTGTCTAATCGAGGCTGGATGATGGTCATATGCACTTCTTCAATAGAATAGAGGTAATTGTACCCCGCCCATGCTCCGAGGCCATATAGACGAATCTGAGGATTGTTGTATGCGCTAACGGGTACACCTTTTCCGTATTTTAGGTCAATAACTTCCAAAACTCCGTCTGCTATTAAAACAACGTCGCCTGTCCCGAAAGCATCAGGCACCCACTCAGTCAAGTCAAGGCGTTCTTCGAGTAGTATCACTGCATCACTGGATCTTGCCTTTGCAGCCATGTACCTTTCTTCTACTAACTCGACGTAGTTCTGGACTGCATCCTCCATCTCCTGATCGTAATACTTGTTTAGCTTAAACTCTTCCAGCTTCTTATCTAAAGCCTTCCGTTGCTTGGAGTTACATACGGTTACTCTTCGGCGGAGTTTGATCTCAGCGAGTTCATGGGCTGCAGTGCCTTCGTTAGCGTACTCGCTACGTTTCTCAGGAACTGTCTCTTGCAATCTGGCGCTCGGCGGGCAGTTAATCCACTGCCCCGCTTTAGAAGCTCCCAGCAATGCGTGAGCACGTTCAGCATGTGCCTGTTGCGTCATAGTGCCTCCAGCTTAAGAAGGAATGCGGCTCGTTTCTCTTCTGGTACGTCGGATATAGATTTGCTCCCAAACTCATCTAGCAAGGCCTTGATTGCTTTTTTACCCTCAGGGGTTGTACCTTTTTCCTGAGCTTTGGCACGTAGTTCTACGACTGTGGGTACTTTTTCAGTCTCTCCTTGATCAGGGGTTCCCTCGTTATTCTCAGGCACGTTATCCGGTGTTTCGTCGGTCGTATTCGATCCTGTCTCTGGTTCAGGGTCTTTATCAGGTTTATTGGTTCCCGAGGTTGAGCGCTTGGTTTTTTCCTGCTTGGGCTGAGTTACAACTGCGCCGCCTACTATTCCTGCTAGCCCTGAGATTGCCTCTTGTAACTCCATTGGGCTGGTAGCTTCAATATTAAGGGTAATGTTCATTTACGTTTCCTCCTCTTTTTTCGGTTCTTATTTCGCCATGCCATATATTTTTCATAGTGATTTAACTTTTTGGGCTTTGCGATAATAGGGACAAACACTGACCAAAATCCTTCTGGGCCTATTTCCCATTGTGCCAAACAGCATTTCGTTTGGCATTTAGCCTTGATTTCCCCTTCAGGGAATTCCATGGTCGAACCACATACACATTTAACAGATATCGCTTGTTTTAGTACCATGGAGATTACCTCCCTGATTCTTTAGTCAGCTTCAACAAATTCGCCGTTTACGAGTCTATAGAAGGTATCTGCCTTGATTTTTTCACCGTCTACTTTAACGCTTTGAACATCCTTGACGTGGTATTCGTATTTAAGTTCTTCCCATTCTGCTAGTACGATCCAGCAGCCTAGCGCGCCCCGTGCCTTGCTTTCATAGCCGATTGCTATCGCGACAGACTCTTTTCCCTCGACGGTCGCTGCGGACTGATCGCCCGTGTTGGTCGCTGCGGACTGATAGCCCGTGTTGGTCGCTGCGGACTGATCGCCCGTGTTGGTCGCTGCGGACTGATAGCCCGTGTTGGTCGCTGCGGACTGATCGCCCGTGTTGGTCGCTGCGGACTGATCGCCCGTGTTGGATTCTTTTTTGCTGCTCCAATCAACTTTATCAAGAACAAACTTCACTCCCGCTGAGATCAGACCGTTAAGACCAATTTCTACGCCGACTCTCAGCTTTGAGCATGCTACTTTACTATCATCGTTGTCTTTGTCTGTTTTCCCATCACCCACAACTTTTGCATAGCGGCTATCGGCAGGAGGATAGTAGTTAAATACATCGAGTGGATTTTCACAGAAGTGGAATCCTCTTCGGCAAGCCGCGGCATCTGCTTCTTCGTATTCTCCACCTGGAGCGAATTGAAAACCTCGGCATTTTAGATCTTTATCAAAACCTTTAAATCCATGAATCATAATCTTTTCCTCCTTCAATATTTTTGGTATAATATAAGGTAAGATAATTTTCTGTTAGCCTGTTTGGTGTTAGTGCACCGACGGGCTTTTCTTTTGTTTGCTTGCATTCAATTGATCCGTGAGATTAATCGCTCTGCCCTGAGGCTTATCCACTACTGTGATCGTTCCCGGCATAATACTCATAAGCATTTCAAAAGTCTGGTTTTGCTCCTCGGTTAATGCCACTGGAAGAATTACTTCGTCTTTGATATAAAAAAGCACTAATCCGTCTTTCAAGTTGTCACCCCCTCTCATTAACTAGCCCTTGGGCCTTTAAATCTTTTTCTTGACTCTAGATTCATACCAAGTCCATATTGCCTGGCAGATTCCAATAGATAACGCTCCATTCGACTGACGGTTACTTGCGTAACGCCTAAGATCTTGCTTATTTCCCGTTGGGATAATCCTCTAGCCCGAAGTTCAAATAACCTCTGCAGTCTAGGCCCGACTGTACTTAAGAAATCTGTTAAAATGACTTCTTCCCCGATTTGATAGCTTCCGGATAATACAAAATCCCCAAACGTCTTTTTTTCATCAAACTCCACTGGACGATCTAGGCTATCTACCGGAATGCTCTCTCCCCGATTTCGGATTAAACGACCATGATCTCTAACATGGCGCATTAGTGTCCCCCTAATCATTGGAACAGCGTAGGTTGAAAACTTAATTGGCTCTCCGTTCTCCCCCTTAAAACCAGTCGGGTTAAAAAGTTGATAGGCTCTAATAAGTCCCAGGTAAGCAATACTTTTGAAGTCATCTTCATCGAATCTGATAGAATCGTTTTTACGGGCATTGAGCATAAATGAGAAGGCTACGGAATGAGCTAATCCGAGATTTTTACTGATAAATTCATCCGGCGTACCTGGTAAATGCGGGTTTTTATCCACCTAATTTCACCTCCTCTCACTAATTTCAGTTCGACCGTTAGGGGCTTTCAAGGCATAAACACATCCGCATTCTAGACAAGTTACACTGATAATGTCATAGTTAAGCCCAAAGTTTTCCTTTTCAGTCCTAAGATACTTAGCATGGCCTATTCCTGAATCACAAGTTGGGCAATGGTCTGATACTCTAGCGCTTTGGATGTTAATAACCGGGATGTCTTTGTACCATTGGAGAATTGACACCGAATAGCCAAACACAGGGAAAGATTTCGTCTTGTACTTTGTGATAATGTTGGCGATCATTTTCATCATGTCATTACGGCTGAGTTTCCCGTGGGCAAAATCATTAATCAGGTCATGGACGGATTGCTTATCCTCAGAGGTAGGGAGTTGGTATATCTTTGTCAAGGTTAGCCCTCCCTTTAATGAATAAATGGTCTAGCGATAATTCCGATCACGTAGAAGGTAATAATGACAAGGGCAATAGCGAAAGCCGTACTTTTACGAGTCTTTTCAACGATAGCCTTAAACATGGTCATTCCTCCTCTTTATTTGATAAACCATTTACCTTTAACAAACTCAGCGTTACTAATCGCCATGCCGCGTTGATCGAGGAAAAAGCCAAGATTGGGCTTAATAACGCTTTCGTTTTCTCCTAGCTTACAGACGATTTCTTTCCCGTCTCTTAGCCAAGCAAGGATAGCTTCCTGCCAAGTAACTTGATGTTGAAGAACTAGTCTCCATTTCTCATTGACTGATGGGACAAAATGCGATTCCCAATTACCATCAAGTATCAACTGACCCTGCTTACCAAAGGAGTAAATTCTGCCAGTTCTCATCCGTTCAAATTTAGCCCCTGGATTTTTGAGCGCATAGGAGTACATTTCGCCTGTTGTTAAAATCATGTTGATTTCCTCCTTAATTTTCAGACTGTAAGATTTGCTTTAAAACTAATCCGGCTAATAGATCGATTCCGCGCTGCGGGTTTGGATGAGGGATAGTATTGATAGTAAGATTGACCCTGATTTCTTGAGGCCTATTTGTAGACTTCACATTTATCCCTTCCTCTCTTTATCGGGTTCATCCTTTATGCCTGATGTTTTTCCGGTCTGTGCTCTTTCACGATTACCGTGTACCAGGTAATCAATAGAGACTCCAAAGTAATCTGCAACTTTCTGAACCCTATCAACGCTAGGAATGTTAGTGTCCCATTTATACATTGCCCCGTTGCTAAATCCGAATTTAACTTCTAAGTTTTTAAGGTTTGTATTATTTTCGCGGCATAGCTCTTGAATTCTACCAACTAACGTCATACGATCTAATACCTCCTTTCCTGACATTTTTGTCAAAAATAGTAAACTTAGCTATTGACAAGCAACCGAAAATATTCTAATATTGGGTACAAGAAATACACCAATTAAAACTCGTTCGACACGAATTTTTAAATGGGTCTTAGTGACTCTTGGTTTTTTGTTGCTTGCATGGCGTTTATCTAAGTTACTGAGATAATAATAACCTAATATTTTCGGTTAGTCAATAGAGTTAGTGGATTTTTAACTAATATTTTAGGTTGATTGGAGTGAGTCTTATCCGTGGGCATAGTAGAAAATATAAAGGATCTCTGTAAGCAGCGTGGTACGTCAATACCTAAAATTGAGAAAGAGTTAGGTTTTGGGAATGGGGCTATATACAATTGGGATAAAAATTCTCCAACTGTCGGTAAGCTTCAGCAGGTAGCAGATCATTTGGGGTCATCTATTGATTTTTTAATCTCGGGCTTTGATCAAGAGATAATAGATAGTATCAAATCACTATCTAATTACAACGGTGCAAAATCTTACTTTTTAGAAGATGTACTTACCTTTCTAATCCCAGAGATAGAAAAACTTAAAAAAGAATATTGGGACGTACCCTTTGATGCAACTCCTACCGACATGATTTTATTAATTAGAGAGACGCCGCTTTCTAGAGAATTTAAAAATGATCTATTATGTTTACTTGAAAGGGTTAAAGAGCAACTTAAAAGCATACAACCCGAAACTATAGCGGCCCACCATGACGGAGATGAGTGGACAGAAGAAGAACTAGCCGATATTGAGAGATTTAAAGAATTTGTACGCTCTAAACGGAATGCTAAAAACTGAGGTGACATCATGTTATACGAAATGCTTATCACCGAAGCAGAAAGTCAAAATGTTGAAGTATGTGAGGAGCACATGGGGCCTAGGATCAGAGGACTGTATGGAGATAATGTAATTTGGCTAAACCAAGGATTACCTACTCACGCAGCTAAGGTGTGCGTTCTCGCTGAAGAAATGGGGCACCATTACACGTCTACTGGCAACATATTAAATCAGAAAAAACTAGCCCACATTAAACAGGAAAAGCGAGCTAGGAATTGGGCCTATAAAAAATTAATCCCCCTAGAAAGCTTTGTTAACGCTTTCAAAGAGGGAATTACTAATCGCTATGAGTTTGCTGAGTTCTTGGGAGTAACTGAATACTTTTTAGAACAAGCTATAGAGCATTATAAAGAAAAGTATGGTTTATGCGTTGAGTGGACAAGCTATGTCATCTACTTTGAGCCTCTAGGAGTGCTCGAGATTTACGAAGATTATTAATATCTATATTTTTTTACCCCTATTTAGAACACACGTTCTACTTATTACGAGATGAGGGATAAGAGAGTGAGTAAAATTATTCGGGCAGCATCTTATTTAAGATATAGCAGTGACAATCAACGCGAGGAATCTATCGTAGCCCAAGAAAGGGCTATCGAAGAATACTGTAAGCGAAAAGGCTATGTTCTAGTAAAGAAGTACGCTGATGAAGCTAGGAGCGCAACAACCGATAACCGAGCAGATTTTCAGCGCATGATAGAAGAAAGTGTGTTAGGGGCTTACGAGGTGTTGGTTGTCCATAAACTTGACCGATTTGCACGAAACCGTTATGACTCGGCTCTTTACAAAAGACGACTAAAACTGAACGGGATCAAGGTAGAGAGTGTTTTAGAGCAGTTGGATAATTCTCCCGAATCTGTTATTCTTGAATCAGTCCTGGAAGGAATGGCTGAATACTACAGTAAGAACCTTTCTCGCGAGGTTCGAAAAGGTCTAAATGAGAACGCAATGAAGGCAACTCACAATGGTGGTCGTCCAGCCTATGGCCTTAAAGTTAACCCTGAAACACATATGTATGAAATAGATGAAAAGAGATACAGAGCTGTTCAAATGTATTTTGAAGGTCTTGATGCAGATTTAACAAGAGCTGAGATCGCTAGGAGAATAAACAGTGCTGGATTTAGAACTTATGCCGGTGACGAATTTAAAATTACTAGTTTTGATACTTGGGCGGCCAACCCGAAATACAAAGGTGATTATGTATGGAACGCTAGTTCATCGAAGGACGAATCCGGTAAACGTAATAGCCACCTCAAAAAACCTATTGAAGAGCAGATAATTATTGAAGGGGCTATTCCTGCCATTGTTTCAAAAGATCTCTGGGAAAGGGTGAACGCTAAATTGAAAAAGAGAGAAAGTAATAGTGAAAAATCTCGGCTAAGAGCAAAAACGGTTTATCTACTTAGCGGGAAAGTCTTCTGTTCCAAGTGTGAAAGCCAGATTTCTGGCGAATCTTATACCAGCCGTGGTAGGAACTATGCTTACTATAAATGTTCTAGTAAGTGCGAAAATAAAGGCATTCCAAAAGAGCTTCTTGAGAGCGTCGTTATTGATAAATTAGTAGAAATCTGTTTTTCTTCTGAAGCCGTTCAACAGATAGTGGAAAAGGTTAAAAAGCTGTATAAAGAAAGACAAAATAACACAGCCAACGATACCGTTCCACTAAAAGAAGAGATCGCGTCTCTAGAATCTAAGATTGACAAATGGATTGATGCTATAGGAGACGGTATTCTTGACAGGAATGTTCTTGCTAAAAAAATAAATGAAGCCAACGAAAAGAAGGAATTCCTTACTTCCCAGTTGGCTTTAGTAGAAGTTATTCAAAAAACGCCTGAAATTGAGGATGCGGCAATCATCAAAATATTAGACAAAAGAAAAGATTGCCTTCTATCTGATGATCCAATAGATCAAAAGGCAGTCATACAAGAATATATAGACAACGTAAAGGTTTTTTTTACTGCTGATAAAATGCTTGATATCGAGATTACCGTGAGATTTGATATGTTAGGTGTACCAATGGTGGAGGCGAGGGGACTTGCACCCCTGTATCGAAGAACGACCACAAAAGCGTCTACGCGTGTGTCCTTTAATTTAAATTTCGCCAGTCTTGACTCCTAA